ATCGGCAGATCGTATGTCACGTCCCGCTCCACACCCATGTTGTCCCGCGCCACGATCTCATCATAGGTCAGCGCGGCAATAGCCCGCATCACAGCTTGGTCGTTAGCCATTTGCAAGCACCCAGATCAACCCGCCAAGCGCAATCCACGAACAGACCGCCAGACACACGATCAACAGGCACGACTGGCCTATGGGCATTTTGTCATTCTGCATCATGTCCTCCCATAAAATTGTGTCTGACCATAAAAGTCTAGAACAAACTCATACCAGCAACAATTGTCCTTGCCGGTCATCTTGCTGTCAGGAATCCACTTAACCCGGCCTACACTGACAATGCTCCTGACCGAGCCGATATACGGCGCAGACTGCTTCGTGTGCATCCAGTCGGCATCAAACAGCAACCAAGCAACCCCCTGCTGTATCAGGTTCTCGATGATCGGGTGCAGCAGCTTGCGGTCCCACGGCGGATTTGTGATGAACAGCCCGCCGCCAAATCCAGAAAGATGGTCCACGGTGGCGTCGGCCTTCCCGATCCAGTCCGCCTTCGGCTCAATGTCCGTTGCATTCGTGCAAATATGCCCGAATCCCTGGAGGTGCTTTACCAACGCACCATCCCCAGCGCACGGCTCATAGAACTCAACACAGGGGCCAAGATGCGGCAGCAGTGGTAGCACGGCCTCAACCGGCGTCGGGTAGAAGTCCCGCTCTCGCCGCTCGAAGTTGCTACGCTTGCCCACGCGTCACCTCCTCCAGCTTATCCATGTAGTGCCGCGCCTTGGCAAAATCTTCCGTAGCACTGCCCTTTGACCCGGCCCGCGCCAAATACTTGATGGCATTCCCACGCAGAAACCCGACAAACTGCTCGTAAGTCATCCAAGCCTGCATCGCATCCCACGGCTGGATTGACTGGTGTAGGTAGTGGTCCCCGCCAACCTGTTTGCCACCAGCTACCATATCCATGTGCCGCTGCCACGATCCCGGTTCGCTTTCGGTGTCGATCATGCCTGTCCCCCATCATAATCCTTACCAGTCACATACCAGTAAACCCTACGCAGTGCGAACAGGTCTTGCTCCCCCTCCAGCAAATCCTCTGGCTGAAGCGGCGGCTTTGCCAAATCTTCCTCCGTCGCATCAATGTGCCAAGCCAGCCATTGCGTGATGATCTGATCGGCCATCGCCCAATCAATGTCCAGTTTCATGTCGAAAGGTTTCATCTCACTTCTCCTCAAAACCACAAATCATCATCGGCCCACTCGATGCCGTAAATGTCCCAGCCGAAGTTGAGCCAGACCCAATTGCGTAACGCGGGATCACCCATAAGGCTACTCCTTCAATCTCAATACCAGCATCCTGCCACCGTAACGCCCACCTGTCAACGGAAAACCAGACCGTCACCAACTGTCTCTTGTATACGCGCGCGATACGGTCGGTATATAAAAAATAGATAAAAACACTGTCTACATACGCAAGAGACAGTCGGTGCCAGTATAACAGTGTTATGGCAAAATGCACTGCGGAACTGGCACCGACTGTCGTATAGGAATCTGTAAGATTAAGATTGCTGGACCGTCGTCAAGTGTCAGCGCGCAGCCATGTCCAAGATCGCCTGTCTGATCTCATGTCGCCGCAGGCGCTCCATCTCGGCCTTCTCGGCAAACATGGTGTGGACCTCTGGGCGCACCACCCAGGCTGCTGCGTCCGACCGCTTGTTGTTTGCCTCGATCCAGCCGAACACCTCAAGCTGTTCCATGCAGCGCAGCCGATCCTCCCTGAGCGCCTTACGGAACGAGCGGACATGGCGCTCGACGACCCGCATTGTGACGCTCTCCAGCCGCTTCGACAGGATGAACCCGGCAACGTCCTGCACCATCTCCTGCCCGTCATCCAGACCAAGCACGTTGCTGTAGAAGCACAGGCTGTGGCGCATGAGGTAGTCCGACATGAACGAGGCCACCCGCGCGGCTGTCTCGGCGCTCACGGTCAGCGGCAGGGCCTTCTCGTCGATATGCTCGATGCAGTGCCAGATGATGCACAGCCGGGGAAAGAGGCCGTCGAACTTACCGATATGCGCCGCCAGCTTCTTGTTGAAGCCCTCGGTCGCCGTGACCTGTCTATGGTGCTTGGCCTCCAACTGCTCGCGGATCGCGCGGGCCTCGTCCGAGAATTGCAGCGGCAGCTTGCCCAAGATGCTCTCCGGGGCCTGCAAGGCATGAAGCCGCTCTACCAGGCTATCGAAGTCGAATGTGGCACTGCCTACCTCCTCGTCCTTGCCTAACTGCGCTGGACGCAGCACAATCGGGAAGAACCGCTGGATCAGGCCGTCATCGCTGGCATCAGCCACAATGCGCCGGATGGGATCGGGCTGGACGCCGCCAAGAATAGTGACCGAGAGGTTGTCGATCAGGAACGACCCGCGCCCGACTCGGTTGACCGCATACTGTCCGCCGCCGAAGGCTGTCAGCCAAAAGGAGCGGTCCTTGGCGCTGCCTTTGCCGCCGCTGTATTTTTCGATACCCCCGAACCAGCCGGAAAGTTCGTCCTGAAGCACAAGGATGCCATCGGGGCTGTGCCGACATACCTCCTGCGCCGCTTCCATCGTAATGTCCTCGACGCGCAGGCGCGGGCATTGCGGCATCTCGTCACCGCTCTTGCTGCCCCCGGCCTCCTGCCAGTCCAGCATCTTCTTGTTGCCCTCGCGCAGCAGTTCCGCGTCCATTGCCTTCAGCTTTCCAGCCGCAGCGCGCATGATCGGGCTTTTCTTGAAGGATGGGTCGCCAATCAGCATCGTCCAGATGCGGGCGCTCTCGGTCCAGCCTTCGTGCTGCTTGACCTTGATCTTGATGCTGTCCCGAATGGCTGCCGCACAAACCGTGATGGCGGACATAGCAAGACCGCCAGGGTCAACCCCCATCTGCTCGGCCCGCTCATGGGCGAACCGCTCGATTACGTCAGGCATAAGGCCCTTGGGCAGTGCGGGCGGGTCATACTGCGCCCACAGGTCCACCGGGGCATCCTCAAGCGCGGCCTCCTCGGCCAATGCGCGCTTCTCGTCATTGAAAGTCGTGATGGCCCGCAGCAGGGTCCGCTCGACGCTTTCGTGGCCCTCTGCCACCGCCTGATCGTTGAAGTCACCATGTCCTGCCTCTGGCCCAGCCACCGGGCAATCCAGTTCCTTCGCCAGCTTGGTCATTTCCTCGACGGCATTGGCGTCCGCCGCCAGCACGATAGGAACGCCATCCTCGGCCAACTGGCGGGCGACAACGTGCATATTGCCCTTGGAGTAGGTCACGCAGACCTGATCGGACATGGCTTCGTAGATGCTGGCTGCCGTGGCGTAGCCCTCTGCCACGATGGTCCGCCCAAGGTGCAGGCCAATCATCATGCGGCCACTGCGAGTCGGTGCGCCGGATTGGAACAACTTGGCCCCGTCAGCGGCAATGGTCTGGACCGATTGCAGCGCACCATCATGGCCGTAGATAGGCAGCAGCAGGCGTTCGCCTTCGCACTTGATGTTGTGTGCCTGAACACCCTTGCGCACAAGATATGGATGGTCGGCTGGAGCGGGCTTCTGGGCGGAGTCCCAACGCGCCTTTGCCCGCTCGATGGCTGCTTGGCGCTCGCGTTCCTGTGCTGCCTCGCGTTCGGCCATCGCTGCGTCACGCTCGGTGCGCTGCTGCGGGGTCAGCTTGACCGCTCCGTCTCCGGTAAGCAGATCGACCGCCTCCATCGTGGTCAGGCCCTTGGACGCGGCCACGAAGTCAACCACGTCGCCGCTCCAGCCGCAGCCGAAACAATGGGCGAACTCTTTTTCTGGAATTACATGAAATGACGGGGTTTTCTCGGAGTGGAACGGGCAGCAGCCAACCAGTTCCTTCCCCTGTTTCTTGAGCGGCACGACCTGCTCGACCACCTGGGCGATGGGGTGGTTTTCCTTGATAGCGGACCAGTCATAATTGGGCATTAGTGTCAGTCTCCAGATAGGGCCTAGATCGGGCCAGAGCGGTAACGTCGATTTATGGCTTGACTAAACCTCATTCCGCCCATAGCGTCAAGAGGCAGTGTTGGAAAGCGTGTCCTGCCACGCAAAGCCCAATGAGGTAGAATGATATGAGTTTGCTTTCGACCATCACCAAACCCACGACCCGCGCACCGATCATCACGATCTGTGGTGACGCTGGCACCGGCAAGACCTCTCTTGCCGCCACTTTCCCCAAGCCCATCGTGATCCGCACCGAGGACGGCCTCCAGTCGATCCCCGAAGCCACGCGGCCCGACGCCTTTCCGCTGGTCAAGGAAACCGATCAGTTGTGGGAGCAGCTTCTCGCCCTGCTGCAAGAAGATCACGACTACAAGACGCTGATTGTTGACAGCGTGAGCGCCGCCGAGCAACTGTTCATCAAGAACGTGATGGACACTGACGGTCGGGCCAAGTCCATCAATCAGGCACTTGGCGGCTACGGTGCCGGTGTGGCGGCTGTGGTTGCGCAGCATCAGCGGCTCCGCAAGGCGGCTGGCCTGCTGAACGAGCGCAAGAACATGGGCATCATCTTCATCAGCCACGCCGATCTGGAGGCTGTGCGTCCGCCGGATCAGGAGGACTACACGCGCTATAGCCTGCGCATGATGACCAAGAGCCTGCCGCCTTACGTGGACGATGTGGACATGGTGGCGTTCGTGCGGCTGGTGTCCCGCCTGCGCGGTGACGATGGCGAGCGCAAGAAGGTCGTCAGCAGCGGCGCGCGCGAAGTGATCTGCCATGCCACTGCCGCCAGCGTGTCGAAGAACCGCTACGGCATCACCGAACCGCTGGAGTTCAGCCCCGGCGAGAACCCGTTCGCAGACGTTTTCGGTCTGCCGAAGCCAAAGGTAGCTGCGGCTGCCGCCAAGAGTGAGAAGGAGTAACCCGATATGTCGTTCTGGGATTTGGATGACGGCGAATCCGCCGCAACTGGCAACAAGGAATTTGAGCAGCCGACGAGCAACTTCGACCCCATTCCCGATGGCTCGAACGTGCTGGCGCTGATCGACGAAGTGAAGTGGGACTTCGACCGGGCCAACAATGAATACCTGTCGGTCCGCTGGGCCGTGCAGGCACCGGAGCAGTTCGCCAAGCGCAAGATTTACCAGAAGCTGTGGGTCACTGATCTCGACCCGCAGGCCAAGGACGAAACCAAGGCGAAGAAGAAGCGTGACAACGCCAAGCGGATGCTGGCGACGATTGACGCCAATTGCGGTGGGAAGTTGTCGAAGGTGGCCCGCAAGCCCGACAATGACGACCTGACGCTGGCCCTGACCGACCGTGAAATGGTCATCAAGTGCCAGGTCTGGGAGATCAAGGACGCCGCCACCGGACAGACCAACAGCGGCAATTGGATCAGCGCCGTTTTCCCGAAGGACAAGGGCGTGTCTGTGCCGGATGCTCCGAAGCCGAAGAAGGAAAGCGGCGTCAAGATCGAGGATGATAGCATCCCTTTTGATTGACGCCATGCCCGTTTTGAGTTAGGCATAGGGCATGGCGAACGAAAACAAACCTAGCAGCAAGAAATGCTTCAAGTGTGGTGTCGATAAGGCTCTTTCTGAGTTTTATCGACACCCAATGATGGCGGACGGGCACCTGAATAAATGCAAGGAGTGCAACAAAGCCGACACTAGAAGGAATAGGGCCAAGAGAGTAGATTATTACCGAGAATACGATAGAGCGCGCGGCAACAGGCAGTCAAAGGAATACAAGGATGGTTACTATCTGGCATTTCCCAAAAAGACAAAGGCTAGAACCGCAGTCGGCAACGCCATAAGAGACGGAAAATTGGTTAAGCCGAAGACATGCGAAAACTGTGGGTCTGGCGGGACAATACACGGCCATCACGACGATTACGACCTGCCTCTTGATGTAAGGTGGCTTTGCGCACCGTGTCACAGGCGCTGGCATCTCGAAAATGGGCCAGGTGCCAATGGAGAATAATATGACCGAACCCGCCCAACGCACTCCCGCATGGTTTGAGGCCCGCCGAAACCGAGTGACCGGCTCCGTAGTCGGCGCAATCCTCGGAATTGCACCATACATGAAGCGCAGCGATGTGATGCGCTTGATGGTGCGGGAGTCGCTGGGGGCAGAGCGCGAGTTCCAAGGCAACATCGCAACCGAGTTCGGGGCCTACAATGAACCCGGCGCGCTGATCGAGTTCCAGATGGAAAGCGGCCTGCGCGTTCGGCCTGCGCCGTTCCTGATCTACGAGGATTGGCTGGGGGCATCGCCAGACGGCTTTACCAGCGACGGCGGGCTGGTCGAGATCAAGTGTCCGTTTGGTCTGCGAAAGGATGAGAACCCGGAGTTCAAGTCCATCGACGACCAGCCGCACTATTATGCGCAGATGCAGATTCAGATGTTGGTGGCCTCGACGCCATCGCATCCAGTGCGACACTGCCACTTCTACCAGTGGTCGCCGAATGGCACGAAGCTGGAGCGCGTGGAACTAGACCAGTCTTGGCTCGACGAAAACCTGCCAAGGCTGCGGCAGTTCCACGCTGAGTTCCTTGACGAACTCGCCAACAACGCTGACGAGCATCTGGCCCCAAAGCGGATTGAGGTCGATACGCCGGAAGCCGCCAAGATGGTGGCCGAGTGGGATGAGATCGCGGAGCAGCTTGAGCGGCTGGCCGAGCGCAAGCGCGACCTACTGAACGAGATGGTAGCCCTTGCTGGAGAGAAGAATGCGCTACTGGCTGGCCGAAAATTGACCTTGACGAAGCGCGATGGAGCGATATCGTATGCCAAGATCGTCAAGGATCATTGCAAGGGCGTTGACCTCGACAAGTATCGTGGTAAGCCAAGTGAGTTTTGGAGTTTGAAATGACAATTAACGGCACAAGCCAGTGGGCAATCAAGCGGCGCATGAAAGAGGCCGGGGCATTTTCCTGCGGGCATGAGTGGTCCATGCAGAACCAAGTCCGCAATGGTAATTCTTATCGTTGCCGCCAGTGCGCAGAGGAACAGAAGGCGCGGCGGGAAAAGATCAAGAACGAGCGCGACGACAAGATTCGCGCCTATGTTCGCAGTGGTAAAACCATCAAGGAAGCCAGCAAGGAGTTTGGCGTATCCTACAACATTGCAGTCAAGGCGTGTGGCGGCCTTGGGACTTTGCGGCGCAGTGAGTTGATTAAAGACCCGCTGTTCTCCTCTCGCGCGCTCAAAGTGGCCGCCGAGGCCGTGGGGGCGAATCCAGAGCAGCTACGCAAGAACTGGAGGGAAAAGCCGCTTGTGAGGGCGCGGTGGGCCTTTATGATTGCAATGCGCAAGCGTGGTGCCAGCACGAAGCGGATCGGGAATGTGCTGCACCGGGATCACACGACGGTCATTTATGCACTACGCAAGGCGTTGCCATTGGTGGCGCAAGACCCGTATTTTTCAGATTTGGTCAGGCGGGTTGACGCTGCCTGATTAGAGTTACCGTCCCGACGTATTCCAACTCTCGACCACCCTGGCGGGAGCGAAGGCATGGCACCGGAAGGAACAAGCGGGTGTCGGGGTAGCGGGTCATAGTCGCCTGCGAATGCCATGCAACAGGGTATTTATCTTGAGGAATGACAGTGCAACTTCGCCCATACCAAGCCCAAGCCGTGCAGGCTGCGCAAGACTGGATGCGCAGCAGCATTGATCCATGCCTGATTGAAGCGCCTACCGGAGCGGGCAAATCGCACATTGTATCTGCGCTTGCAGACTGGCTGCACGGTATTAGCGGAGGAAAGCGTGTTCTGTGCCTTGCGCCGCAAAAAGAGTTGGTGCTTCAAAATGCCGCCAAGATGAAGTCAACTGGAACGCCTTGCTCAGTGTTTTCGGCGAGCGCAGGTATGAAGTCTACCAGGCACAAGATTGTTTTTGCAACGCCGTTGACTGTCAAGAACTCCATTAGCCGCTTCAAGGATGGATATTGCGCAATCGTTCTGGACGAGGCTCATACACTGACACCGACCGTCCTCGCCATCATTGAGGCCATGCGCGCCGAAAACCCTAATCTTCGGGTTGTTGGGCTGACGGCCACTCCATTCAGGCTGGGAAGCGGTTACATCTTTAGGCTTTGGCCTGACGGCAGGGTAAATGGCGACGACACTTGCCGTGACCCGTTTTTCGTCAAGATGGTATACAGGATCGAGGCGCAGGAACTCATTGATGCTGGCTATCTCACTAAGCCGCTAATCGGCTCCGTCAACGCAGAGTCGTATGATACGACAGGTCTTGAGTTGATGCCAAATGGCAGATTCTCCGACAAAAGCGTTGATATGGCATTTGTCGGGCATGGCCGAAAGACAGCAGGGATTGTTGGTGATGTGGTAAGACAGGCCAGCAACAGGATGGGGGTGGTATTTTTTGCTGCTACCGTCCGTCACGCCGAGGAGATCATGGCGAGCCTTCCGCCGTCGCTTTCGGCTATCGTGACTGGCGAAACCCAGAACAGGGCCGCTATCCTGCAAAAATTTGACCGCATGGAGTTAAAATATCTGGTCAATGTCGGAGTCCTGACGACCGGCTGGGACTGCGCCCACGTAGATGTTATTGCGCTTCTACGGAGGACCGAAAGTGTCGGCTTGTTGCAGCAAATGATCGGTCGCGGGCTTAGGCTGCACGACCAAAAAAGCAATTGCCTGATCTTGGACTATGCTGAAAATCTGGAAACACACACGCCGGATGGAGATTTGTTTGCTCCAAGGATCAAAGCAGGCAAAGCCGCAGGCGACGGAACCGGCATCGAGGCGCTATGCCCTGATTGCGGTCACATCAACGACTTCAAACTGAACCCGGATTACGCCGACTTCCAACGGGACGCGAACGGCTACTGCCTTGACGTATTTGGAGAGCGCCTGCAATCCGAGTTCGGGCCAATCCCGGCGCACTACGGGCGGCGCTGCTGGGGCATGATCCAGACCGGGCCTGCTGGACAATACGAGCGATGCGGACACCGCTGGGCCGGGAAGCCCTGCGAGCAATGCGGAGAGCCGAACGACATATCGGCGCGGTATTGCTATGCGTGTGGCGAGGAACTGGTTGACCCTGGGGCCAAACTGATAGCAACATTCAAGGCTCTAAAGCGTGATCCATACACACCGCAAACGGATGAAGTGCTGAAACTGAATGTGACTGAAGGCCTCAGCAAGAGCGGGAATGCGACAATTCGGGCCGACTTCGTGACACCATATCGCCACTTTTCGTGCTGGTTTATGAAGGAGCCACGATTCCCGCGCCAGCAAAAGGAATTGGCCTCATTCCTAGCAGTTACAGCAGATGGTCCGCCGCAAACTGTTAGCTATGTCAAGGACAAGGATTCTGGTTTCTATCGCATCTTGGCTTACAACAAGGAAGCTGATAAAGACCCATCATGCAATTAAAAACCTGCCCCGTCCCCATCTACGGTGACACCTCGTTTCGCGGCACCTGTCACAAGGAGAGCGTCGAGCAGGCCAGCTTTTTTGCTCGGCTACGGCGTGAGTATCCTGACACCTATGGCCGGATCGGCCTGCACCCGCGCAACGAGGGGCTTAAGAAGGGCGGGCAACTGTCCGCCGTCCTGAAGCACCAAGCAGAGGGCATGACCAAGGGCGCTGCGGACATTATCATCCCCGGCGCGCGGACCTTTGTGTGCGAACTCAAGCGCCGCGACCACACCCAGAGCCAGTGGCAGGACGGCCAGCAGGAATACCTTAAGGCCGCTGCGGACGCCGGGTGCTTCGCCTGTGTGGCGCTGGGGGCAGAAGCCGCATGGCAGGCTTTTGAGGAGTGGCGTATGCGTAGCCAGATGGCCGGGTGGATTGAGACATGGTAGAACAAGCGAGCCTGTTTGAAGCGCCTCCGCCAGAGCGGTCCAAGATGCCGAGCGCACAACTTGACGACCTTATGAACTGCCGGATCGCGTGGGATGACGCACCGGAGGCCATCAAGTCATGGGCGCAGTTCTACTTCTACAAGGCTGCCGTTGCGATTTGCCGGATGCCAGATAGGGACAAAAGGAAAGCGGCCCTGGAGAAAGTTCCAGAGCCGCTTCGCCCGAAGGTTGAGGCAGAGGTTATTCGGATTTGGCCGGTGTTCCGCCCGAAGCCGTAACCAGACCCTTCTCCATCATCTCGATCTGCGCGCGAACCTGACGCGCCAGATTCCGCAGGTCAAACGAATCCACCTTGCCGTCAGTCTCCTCGGATATGAACGCCAGATCGTCGAGACGCTTTGCGATTTTGTTTAGGGCGTTAAGCATTTTGTTCTCCAATGTATTCATGCGAGTAGCATACGCGGCTGATATGCTTGTGCTTGTGGCCGTCCTCTTTTGTCCCGTGAGACGAGTTATAGTCCGCCCTAGCCTTTCGGTTTTTACTGGTTGGCTTCCACAGAGGGGAGGCGTTCCGATACTCACCGAGGCGAGGGTGAGCAGTTTTTGAGAAGTAGCGACACCCATCAGTGACAAAAATCTTGGCAACTGCATCGCTTAGGCGGACGCCAAATCCCAACCCCTGATAATCTGGCAAAATCACTGTGCGATGCTCCCTCCATCCGTTATTGAAGTTGCCATTGGGGAACCTTAGGGCTGAAGCAAAACCAATTGGGACTCCATTCCAAACCGCGATCCAGCACCTTGCACTCTTGTTTATGCCGCCATCTAAATAATGATGCGGGCGGAAGATCGGCCAGATGCTTGCGGAAGTAGGCAAGACTTCCAATTCAATTCTGGGTCGTTGAACTGCCCCCCTTCCGGCCAGATGGCCGGTGCTTGTGTCAAATACCCAATCAGGCTGGAGCCATTCTATTATGTCATAGTGGCATGAGGCCAGAACAATGTTGCGAAGTTCCTTTTTGTCAACATAGCGCCGCAACGCCACAGAGCAAGCCTTTGCCACGTTCCGGTCGATGACAGAGGTGAACTCATCAATCACCGCGTTATGATACAGCGATCTCGCTAAATCTGCGCGGAACCTCTCCCCGGTCGAGAGAACATGGTATGGACGAAGCCAAGATGGGATGCTGTTCAGGCCCACCGCAGAAAGCCGTTCTGCGGCGTCATCGGCGTCCACAAAGTGAGAGGCCACAGCAAGATCGGGGAACCAAGAATGCTTCCGCTCGCTTCCAAAGCGGTTGAGCAGCGTGGATTTCCCAGAACCGGATGGGCCGACAATCAACCCTAGTCCAAACTTCGAGGGCACCTCTGGCATGATCGGAGGGGTGAACCGGGACACTCCGGTAAACTCATAGTCGAACATAGCACTAATGGCATCCGTCACATCGTCTAGTGACACCTTAGAAACAAGATCATTCATCACTTATACCTCCTTGCCTTTTCAATAATCTCTTGCTTGGTCAGCACATTCCGGCCAACCCGCCACCACTTGCCGTTAGCGTTGTAGCGCCCATCTTCGTTGCAGCGGTTCACCGGAAACCGCTCCCGGCGTAGCACATCTGCGGCCTCCTCGTCCGGGTCTTTTTGATAGATCATGGCGATCGCTGGCTTGCGGACCTTGCCCATGCTGGCGAGTCGATTGCGCTTCGGGATATGCCGCCGAGCCGATACACCAGCCTCCTTCAGCCAGCGGTCGATAGTGCCGCTCCACTTGGCTCCGTAGTGCTGGGCAAGCTGGCTCTTGGTCATGGTCGGGGCGAGTTCAGCGAAGTCGCTGGGCATCGGCTTTTTGTTGTATGCTGTCCGCGTAAGCTGGCTGGCGCACCACAATCCTCGCCAAGCTGCTATGCGCCTGATCGACGGGGCCTCACCGAACTTGTCCAGCACCATTTGCCTGATCAGGGTTGCGCTGCGCTCGAATGGGACAAGCCCTTTTGCCATTGATTCAGGGTCAGGCCATTGCATCACTTACTCCTCATAGGTCAGTTGATGGGCGGACACTGCCTGCAAAAAAAGTGTTTGACAACCTCAAAATTGATGGCATTGTCTGCGCATCGAAATTGATTGTCACAGGAGATTGAAATGAAGTCTTTCGGATCACATGGCAGCGCCGATCTGTGGCGCGCACCCGGCTACCGCAACACCACCCGCGTCGATGGCGGTCTTGAGCGTGAGGCTGGCAGCGTTGACATGGGATCGTTCCTGATCGCGCTGACCTGGCTTGTGCTGCTCGTCGGCATGGCTCTGTCGTCTTGTTCGTGATTGCGGCGCAACATCACCCAGGAGACACAACCATGACCGAACTCAAGATCACTCAGGCGGATAGGGATGCTGCCAATAGGCTGATGGAAATTTGGGACGACGGCGACCTTCACTGCGATGATTTTGTGGAAGCCTTCGCACGCCACCGCATCGCCGCAGAGGAAGGCAAGGCGGAACTGGTGAAAGCCGCTGAGAGCCTTGCGCCTTATCTCAAGTGGATGCTCGGGCCAGAAAGCCCCGGCTATCACCCTACCATGCCGAGTGCCGTCGCGCAGTTTAACGCCGCTCTCGCCCGCGTTCGGGGAGAAGGGTGATGACCGACCGCAATGAACTGGAAAGGCTGCTGGCTGACGATAAAGCTGCTCGCGCCTACGGAGGGTTCCCTGATTGCTTGGCTGAACATCTCCGCAACAACGCCCAGCACTACCTCTCGCTCATGGATGAGGTGGAGCGTCTGCGGGCGGGACTCCGCTCATGTGCCGACTTAGTGCGGCGCTACAATGGTCGCCAGACCGAAAAGCTGGACGACATTCCGGCGATTGTTGCCCAAGCTCTAGGAGAAACCAAATGACCACCGAGGAAAAGGCTCTGGCGCTGGTGAACGCGGTGCTTGTTGAGCGTCAACGCGAACCGCTACCATACTTTACCCGCGACAGGTCCGCATATGAAGCCCTCTGCCGCGCCATCGAAGCCCACGAAGCCGACAAGAAGGCTTTCAGTGATGCGGTGAAGAAGGCGATTGAAGGCTGTGGCCACAACGGATTTATGGCCGGTTACATACAGGCACAGTTCGCCCCCTTCATCCTGCCCGAACCCGAACCGGACCCGCTGGTGGAGATTGCGCGGGAAATGACGCTACTGGACGGCGTTGTCCGCACCGACAACCAGAAAGCGGCGATCCGCGAGGGGCGCGCTGGAAACACTGCGTCGGATGACTTTTACGACCGCCTCCGCACCGCCCTAGCCGCCCGTGGCTACAAGATCGAAAGGATCGACAATGACTGACCTGATCGAAAGGCTGGAACGGGCAGAGGGGCAGATCGGATCAACCAAGACGACCTGCTACGAACTCGCAGACGAGGCACGGCTTTCCAACTTGGAAGAAGCTGTCAGGGAAATTACTGCCGTGCTGCTTACAGCCCTTCGCGCCAAGGAGGCTGACAATGGGTAAGTATGATGAACTGGTGGGGCGGTTGCTGACACCATGCTTCGAGCGCGGCCTTGACGAAGGCTGGATCGACAAAGAACGCGAACAAGCCGCCACCGCAATCACCACGCTCGAAGCCGAACTCGCAGCCGTGAAAGCGCGTGGGGATAGGCTGGCGGAAATGGAGGGATCAATGACACCGGAAGAAGTGTGGCGGGAGGCCAGCGCGGCCTACGAGGACACTGCGAACGATGCCGCCGACCTACCCATGCGCGACATGGTGATTGCTGGCGATGCAGCCGCCACCGCCATCCTGGCCCAGCGTGACGCTGAAATGCTGGCCGAAGGTGCGCGGCGGGAACGGGAACGGGTGGTGGAATGGTTGGAAGGGCTGCACTGGACGCACCGCCATTACGAACCGGCCAAGTCATTCGCCCAAGCCATCGCAGCGGGCCAGCATGAGGAGAAGAACGATGACTGACATACCGCAGGGAGTGCTTGATGCTTATTGGCAGAATATGCCGTCACCCTACGATCAGGACATGGAAGATGTTGAAGCGGCAAAGCGGCACATTGAAGCCGTGTCTAGCGCCATGTTCCTCGCAGGCAAGCGCGCGGGGATGGAAACACTGCCCGACGAAATAGAACTATTCAGGATCATCCGGCTGTGGGAGCTGTGACGCCGCCAAGGCGAAGGCCCTCGCCCAAGCAATCAGGAGTGAGAACGATGGACACGGTTGAACGGGTTGCGCGGGCGCTGTGCCGTGCCGATCTAAACAGCGATCCCGACAAATTGCTTACCCCCGCTCCGGGCGAGACTCGGCGCTTTGCTTGGGAACTTTACGTGGATGATGCCAAAGCCGCAATCCGCGCGATGCTGGAAGGGCTGGATCAAGACCTTGCGTTGACCGAACTAGCGAATATCGAAGGCGCGTCGGACGAATGGCTTGACGGCTTCCGGTTTGCCGTCTCGCGCCTGTCAGCATTGAAGGAGGTGGTGGGGTGAGTGATTGGCAACCGATAGAGACTGCGCCGAAGGATGGGACTTGGTTTCTAGGCTGGAGGCCGTCAAAGTTTGAAGAATGCCGCGTCGATGTGTGGGCGTGGAAAGGTTTCGACGGCAGAGAAGAAATGTTTGTCGATGCCGCAGACCTTTCAGACGGGTATCAGCCAACCCACTGGATGCCTATTCCACCGCCACCCCAGCCTTGACCAGTTCAAGCCCCCATTCCCGCACCGCCTGAAGCCTTACGGTGCTGGCGGTGCGGCCATCATCGCCACATCACACTTGATCCGCTGGACTTCCCCAAAATCAGCGTGATAAATGATGCAGTTCATGTCCCTGCGGCTCCTGTAGCCTTTGCCAGCGTGCCAAGCGTCCTTGCCTGCAAGGGTGCGGAACGTCTCCACAATAACACCAGGATGCTCTTTCGCGGTCCAGTGGTGGATGTGACCGCATAGCCAGTGACGGAACTCCGTCGCGCCCCAATCTTCCGGCCTATCTGCAGCCATCAGGAGCGGCAAATCATTTGGCTTAGCTCCGTGACCGTGATGCGCCCCGATCAGAACCCTGCCAAAGCGGTAGAATTTATAGAGAGACGGCGATAAATCGACCTCGACGCGCGGCTCATTTGAGAAAAACGCGTCCATCGCAATGGCAAGCCACAGGCTGCTATGCGGATCGTGGTTGCCAGCCATGTTCCATACAATGACGCGCTCATGCTTATCAAGCAGGCGGCGCACGCAATGGACCATTGCCTTTAGTGCAACTTGTGCAACCTTGGCGAACCGAGTATCCACATCGAGCGCATGACCGCTACTTGGAGTCTGATTGCTGCTGTCATCGGCATGGAAAGCGTCACCAAGATTAACAAAGAGTGCAGTGCGGGCCGCTGGGCTGGAGGCAACCAGCCTGTCAACGGCTCCACAAGCCATACTTTCCGCTATCTGTAGGTCAAAATTGTCCCCGGTTTCCTCGGCGTAGGAATACAGGCCAAAATGCGGGTCGCCCATTGGATATACAGCCAACAGGTCTGCCTCGGCATCTTGCGGGCCAATTGAGAGTGGTGCCAGTCCACGCACATCTTCAGCGAGAGCCATGACAGCATCTCGCATAATTTCATACTTGCGTTGTTCATTCAGACTCGACTTCACCCACTGCCCGGTCGGCTTCCCTTCCTTGTTGTAATAGGTCGAGACGCCCTTGACGACATAGCCTTCCGGCACAGTCCGCGTCATGTCGTGGTCTGGCGAATAGCCCTGCATGGCGGCCTTAGCCATCACGCGGTCACGGGCATTCTGGATCAGGCGCTTGTTTACGTCCAATGCCTTGGCGGCTGCACGAAGCCCGCCATGCTCGCGCCAAGCCAGCAGGAGTTCCCGCTGGCGAGGTGTAGCGTATTCGAGAAGGTTCAGATCGAAGTCGTCACTTGCCGTTTTCATACCACTCTGCCTGTCCAGTCTCTACCTTTTTGCGCGCGTTGTTGTGCGCCTCTATGGCGTAGACGGTGGCGGCGGAGCAGGCTTGCACATCTCGCTCGGAAACCATGACGGCATCGGCGGGCAGTCCTTTAGGAACGCTGGAATCCGCTCCTTCGGGAGCGGCTGCGGCGGGGCCGCTACGTAGACCGTTTTGGTGCAGCCGGTTAGCAGAAATGAACCGATCAGCATAAGCACGACCAGCGGCAAGGCCCTTTTCATAGGCATATTGACTATCCTTTGCATTTTGGGCGGAAACCTTCTCAGCGTCATTGCGCTGCTGAATCACTGCCTTGAGATTGGCGTCATTGGCAGCCAGAATCGCGGTCTGCTTGGCGCGGCAATCTTCAAGTGCGTTCTTGGTGCGGTGCAACTGCCATGACAGCACCAGCACCGGCAGTAGCATAATCAGCCACCGCCAACGCTTGAACAGCGCAATGGCTACATCAAGAGCGGCTGCTATCGGCATCGTCATCTCCAATACCCGCCTCGATCCCGTCCAGTCCAGCTTTGATCTTGACAGCGCGGGTCACATTCTCGGCCCCATAGAAGGCCGTGCCAGCAAAGACAATGCCGATCAGAGCCAGGGCAATCTTGTAAAGCGGTTCCGTCTCGGTGCGCAGGAGATGGATGATCCACGCCACCAGCGCCACAATGACAAGCGCGACCACGGCCTGCACAATCGACCGCAGCGCTCGCCTCTTGTCGGGGTTATCAAGCCCTAGCACTGGACACCATCTTCGCCGCAGCGCCCTCCACTTCGGCGACCCTGCGCAGCCAGCCACGCCCGAAGGTAGGAAACGTGTTAAGCTGCTTGTAATAGTCTCGGCGCATATCCTGGTAGCGCAGGATGCAGTGATTTGCGCCGACACCCTTGACCAACTGCGCCAGAAGGCTCATGGTCTGCGGGCCGATCACACCATCTTGCTTTGCGCCGACAAGGCGCTGGAGGTAGCGGGCTGCGCGAGCGGGGCCAGCATTGACGGCGAAGTCGAACACACACAGGTCAAGGCCAGCAGGAATCTCGTCGCCGCGCACCTTGTCCCAATAGTTCTTCTTGTAGAGCGCCCGCACATGATCGACCGTCAGGCCGCGCATGATGGCCTCATTGACGGGATGGCCCACCCAATCCTCGTAGACGCGCTGGGTTACGCCAAGGTTGGTGCGGCCACCTGGGTCGCGAGGATGATTGACATAGCCGCCCTCATGCAGGAGAACTTCTTTTAGGCAGCGGTCAAAGTTCCCCTTCGCCATCGCGGCGCTCCTTACCAAGCCACCTTTGCACCGTATTGGATTCGAGAATCCTTATCAACGTCCAAATGATAGTCAGCAACGCGGCAACATTCGGAAGCATCTGAAACAGTGTCCCCAGCATAGTGCCGATGGAAAGGGCATCAATCATGTTCTTGATGCCTTCGGGAATGTGGCCCCAGAACTCGTGGTTGGTCACTTTTCGCTCCTAAGCCTGTCCTGGCCTACGCCTACCCTAGCCTACGCCCACACCCGATAAGGCGTTTCAGGCGGCACGATAACCAGCCCACCCAATTCCGCTTCCTGCTCTTCGGTCAGACCGGCGCAGCGCACGTTGACGTGCCATTCGGGCAGGATTTGGACGATAGGCTCGCCGTCATCGTCATAGCCCGTCACGCGGGTGATCGGGCCGATAACGTCGAGGCTCACGAAGGGGGCGGGAACCAGCACAGTGGCCTCGCCCATGATCGGTTCGCCGTCTTCGTCCTCGCCCGTCTGGACAGGAACGGTTTCGTTGTAAGCCAGACCCGCAGCGATCAGGGCTGCGTTCATGTCGGCTTCAGTCGGTGCCTTGAGATAGAGGTCCACGGGTTATCTCCTTAGGCCGTCAGGCGCACAGCACTGCTGCCCGCCCCCGGCTTGCGCTTGGTTTGAGTTGGAAGATGTTTTGTAGCCTCACCCCATACCTTGCGATGGCGGATCAGGCTGACTAGCGACGACGCAACTCCGTAGTCAGCCGCAATATCCCTATTGGTGCGCGGGTCTTGATAGATCGACACAACAATGCTTTCGGTCAGCTTTGAGCATCCGTTCGCAGCGCCGCGCAACCGAGCAGCGCGGCCCTTTCTGCTCATATCCGCTGAATTGTCGGCGTTAGTCCCGACAAACAGGTGATCGGGATTTACGCATTCCCGATTGTCGCACTTGTGGCAGACCACCAAAGCATCATCGAAAGCCCCGTACATCAGGACGTATGCAATCCGGTGAGCGCGAACCGTGTTGCCAACGCCCATCTGGAACACGCCATACCCACTGGCAGTTTTTGCGCCTCGCCAAACCCAACATCCCTTGGGGTGGCCGTTTGTACTCACCTTGGCCCAGAAGTTCGCAATGCGTTGCGGCGTGAAGTTCATCTTCCTCATGCCGTGAGCGCCTGCAATTGGGAATTTCCAAGCCTGCTTGGGTAATAGCGGATCGAGCGGATGTGGCCGTCGAGGATAGTTGACGAAGAACCAGTGGTGTCGCGGCCAAAGCGAAGCACGTTAATACCGCTTGGGACAGTGCCAGAAACGTCCGTAACGACAGCCCCGCCATTTGCGCTGATAGCAAAGTCATTTGCTTTGTAAGCAGCGGCAATCTTATTGACATTGCCAACCGAGGCTACCGACCCAATGGTATTGGCCTGTGCCACGCCACCCGTGGTCACATCAAAGCCAATTTGGGTCAGGCTGCCGTTCTGGTAAACAGCCATTCGGTTCGAGGTAGTTCCGTCATCGGCTCGAATGAAGTTGGTAAATCTGGAGGCATCCGCAATCCCATCAGCCTCCACCACAAACGTCCCCTCGCTCTGGTTATACCAAGTCGCGAAGTTCGGAGCGACGATGCTGGCCTGATCGGCAGTGCGCGTAACCTGCGAGGCCACCGTGGGGATATAGCTGGTGGCGAAGGAGCCTGCTTCGAGTTGTGCGCCGTAGATGAAGATGCCTCTGGTGCCGTCGCCTGCAAAAACGCTTGCGACGCTGTCGCCGTTTTCCACGTTTACCCGGCAAACGTCGTTTGCAAGCGGTGATGGGACGGCGATGGCGCAACGATACCAACCATTACCGAAGGACGTAATCGTTCCGGTCATGGTGCCAGCCGTGCCAACAATTCCGTTTGCAATGTCGAACGCGCGGCCAACTGTACCAACCCGCAGGCTGATCCAAGTGTATCCAGACGCCTTCACAAACACCGAAAAAACTTGCGCCACCGCCGATGAAACTGGGGTTTGGTCAATCCTATGCTGAACACCACCTGTCGTATTTGGGACAAACAGATCCGCATCAACCGTGCCATCGGGTGAGGTCGTGGCGTTAGCAGTGATGCTGCCGTTGATCTTACTCCACGCCGCGTTATCAAATTCCTCCGACCGCAGCAGCAGGTTCGTCCGCTGCTCCTCGATCAGCAGGCCACGCGGGGCGCGGGTCACAGGGTCGTAGTCAAACCGGGGCGGGAACAGCCCGCCGAAGTTGCGGGTGTAGTCGGTGGGGGCAGAACCAGACTCCACCTGAGCGCCCCATGCGTAGATGAACTCGCCGGGAGTTTCAACGCTACCTGAACTACCAACAAAAAACCGGATTGAGTTACCAAGCGTGGCAGTGGAGGTAAACGGAATAACCACCCGCCACCAGCCATTTCCAACCGCAGTCATGGTCGCTCCGGTGCCAACGGTCTGCGTGACAACGCCTGTACTGTAGTCGACTGTAATTGAGGCAAAAGTGAGAGAGGCTGTCTGATTATAAACAACAAACTTGTTGCTGTCGGTCGCGCCCGACCCCTGCTTGACATAGACCGAGTATACAAACGACCCAGCGCCAATAGTCGTGAGCGCTTGGTAAATCTGCTGGCCGGAGCCAGCCCCAGCTCCTGCCGTCAGCGTGTCGGCAGTCATCGTCCCATCGGGTGCAGCCGTGCTGTTGGCCGTAATCGTTGAGTTCGTCTTCGCCCAAGCCGCGTTGTCGAACTCCTCCGTGAACGTCAGCAGGTTCTTGCTCGCAGGGGTCGTGACAATGTTCCCCGCGCTGTTGACGTAGGTCGCCGCAGAGGTGCGGGTGAAGGAGATGAGTTGGTTGAAGGTGTAGCCAGCCATAGCAGCAGAGTATCCTTGCCCTCGGAAATTAAGATCAAGTGTGGCGCTTACTCCAGCGCCGCCACCCAAAGACGATCCGGTCAGAAGGCTGATCCGCGCTAGGCCGATGCCAAACATGAGTTACCGCCCAATGACGGTGGCAAGCGTGGCCGTGGTTCCAGTCTGACGAATGACCGAGCAGTGATAGGGAATGATGTAACCAGCAGGTAGGCTGCTCATCGTGATGTCAGCACCTGAGCCAACCGGGCGGAATACCACATTGCCAGTGGCGCAAACCACAATGGCCTTGACCGTATCATTGACGCTGAAATCACCGCCAGCCAGCGAGATCGTTGCGCCAGAAAAGCCAAGCGTAGTCGCGCCGCTAGTAAATTCGTTACGGTCGTAGGGCATAATACCTCCTGCTCACACAAATCGTAGCACAAACCGTGCCAAACCTCAACTGCCAACCGCAGAAACCGTTCCGGTAAAGCTGATAGACTTGGATGGCGTCGAAGAAGTGCGGCGAGCCAGCAGCTTCACATCGTAATTGGTCGATGCGGTCAAGCCAGTCTTGGTTGGCGATGAGGTAACAGCGCCATTTTCGCGCAGCCACAGCCCGCTGTTTGCCGTATCGTCAATAATCAGCACATCAGGATTCGACGCAACAGCCGCCGCAACATCAGCCCAGGTTCCACCGCTGGTCAGCTTGTATTGCCACTTGATCTCGACCTCACCCTCGCTGCCAGACAGTGCAGGCGATGCCTTGGTGGCCGTAACCGTAAGCGGCGCTGAGAACTGGATTTGCCCGCTTGCGCCAGTGCTTACCGTCATAACGTCCGAAATGTCGATAAACGAAGTGGTCGACACCGCGCCGAGCGTCGAATCAGACACCGTGGTTCCGCCGCCAGTGCCGCCCGTGACTGGCGCAGCCTCGTTGACCTTGGTGACGCCAATCGTGGCCTCAAGAACCACGCCGTCCCGCTCCGACCGAACCACAATGGAGGCGCTTGAACCCATCGAGATGCCGCTGGGGATGGTCACAGCCCCAACCGACGAGATGGTGACGGTTCCGCCAGTAATGCCGGTCTGCGAGACGATACTCCATGTCGTTGTGGAGGAAACGTCATCACCACCCTTGCGGCGCACCATCTGCACGTTGAACGGCAACTGGTCGGTCAGGAACGCGCCGAGATAGTCGGCGTAAAGCGTGACGGGGGCAATGCCATCAAGTGATGGAGGCAAGGTAGCCCGAATGAACGGATTGTTCAGCGGATCGTAGATCGTGGGTGCGGTCGGGGTTACGGGCGCTGAGTCCTCGGCATCCCAAGCGTAGATGGCGGCGTTTTCCTCGACCAGCACCAGAGGAACCAGCCCTTCAAAATTGATCTCTTGGCTGACCACGCGAAACAATTTGTTTGACCAGCCAAGCGCCGGGAATGTCAAGCGCACAACTTCGCCAACCGTGCAGCCTTGCGCCTTGGCCTTGAAAGTGGCGCTAAACATTCCGCGATACTGGTTGCGCTGAAGAATCTGCTTGGCAATGCGCTGCGCCCTGCGCCCATCCTCGACGTAAGGCAAATCAAGCGTCATCACGCGGTCAATGCCGTCTGGAGAGCCGCCCGCAATCTCGACCTCTGGATAATCGACCAACTGATAAAGGCTGTTGGTTGACGGGTCCACGAACCGGCCACGAACCTTGTTATAGGTTTCGGTCAGCCCCCGCGTCTGGCTCCACTCGAACTCGCCAATAATGTCGCCTTCGTCGAAGTCCAGCACATAGTCTGCCAGATCATTCTTGATGACAGTCAGCGCCAGTTTCCCGCTGCTATCACGCAGGGTGCCATTCATGCAGGCGAGGAACGTATTGATAACGTCCATGCGGTCGTCGCCATCAGAGGCGGTGCCGCTGGTGCGATAGCGTTTTTGCGTTCCGCCGATGGCAAGCGTGACATTTTCATCACAGATGTTTGCGGCAGTGATAAAACTCTCAAGGTCAATGCGCTCTGGGGGAACGCCACAGCCGATGGACAAGCGCCCGTTGATTCGCCAACCAAGCAGCCACCAAAGCAGTTGCAGCGCCGGGTTATCAGTGTCGTCCGCTGCGGTGTAGCTGCCCCATGTGGTCTGGTCGTTGGCTCGGTGAGTTCCAGAGCCGCCAGTTACAGTGCTATCCTTGCGCGGGTCATAGAGCAGCGCGCCCTCACCAACCACGGTCACGCGGCTCGGCAGGCCATTGACCAGTGGGCTTTCGGCTTCCTTGCTGTTGCCGCTGCGCTTGATCCGCAAGTGCAGTTGGGCACAGCCGGTCAGCCGTTCATCTGCGCCCCATCGTGACCCACCATTGATGCTAAAGTAGCTACTGGCGCTGCCCTCAAGGATGGTCGCAACGGTAAGGTAGCCAGAATATGTAGCAGTTACGCCACCACTGGAAGTCCAAGCCTGCTTTTCCTCAAACCAAATCTCGTCCACTGACTTGATCTTGTGGGCCGCAAGGCAGATCACATAGTCAATGTATTCCTGATCGGTTCCGCTTGCCTCATGGTAGCGCAGATCAAGGTTAAGCGCCGTGGTCCCAAATGCCGCCTTACGCGGCGTGGTGGTGTCTAGGGTTACGTTAAGGCGGCTACGCTGCGATGCCGGAATCTTGGGCGAGAACAGGAGTTGCGAGACGCCGGAAAGCGCCATTGCCGCACCCATAGCAATAAGGGTGCCCTTGCCAATGGCAAGACCAAGAAAGCCAAGGCTCCCGCCTCCGGTAAAGATTGCCGCACCGATCAGAACAGCGCCAGCAATGATGCCTAGAACTTTACCCATGACCGACGCCCCAGCACTTAGTCCAGTATTCGCGCGGAATCCGCTCCAGTCCGTTGTCGGACACGAACCAAGCGAAGCCGCCTATCACTACGCCAATCGAGCCGTCAAAGAAAGCAATATCGCCGCGCTGGGCCTGCCCGACCGAGATAACCGGCAACTTTGTGTCCATAGTCGCCTCAAGGCTGCCCTGCCCGATCTCGACAAGCGCACGAAGGCTCCCGAACTCTGTGTCATAGACACCGCGAAACTCGGCCATCAGATCCTCGCCGGTAATAGCCTCAATCGCGCCGAAACAGAAGTAGCAGCAGTCATTACTGCCCCACGCGAACGGCTCGTCGCGCTTAAACATGATGTATTCGGAAAGCCGCGACTCCCAATCTGACAGACGTTCCAGATCAGACATGGTAAACCTTCCCACGGTCCAGCATACTAAATCCAGCGCTGGCCCCGGTCAAATCAGTCACGCCAGACCCAGCGCCCATGCCGTTAGCCGCACCAAGCGTGGCAGATGCGGACAGATCGCCGGAATCGAACAGCTTCTGCATCATGTAGGTTTGATCCGGTGCGCCAGACAGCGTGGCTAGGTAGTTCTCGACTGTCAGCGTGATCCGCTGTTCCTTTGGGCTGCCAGCAATGACAACATCGTTCATATAGCCAGTGTAATACGGGATGATCTGGCCGACCTGCACCTCATTTTCATCAGCGACATAAAACCACAGCCGAGCGGTCCGCCCCTGCCATTTAGTCTTGTCGCCAATGATGGCGAGCAGGTCAGTATTGACTACCAGCCCGCTCATCTGGATCGTCACGGTATCGGAGCCGGTTTCGTTGTGCTTTACGGCTCCGACCTCCATAATCTTGTGGGCGTAGCTTTCGTAGTATCCATCCAACTCCGCGTCACCAGAACCTGAAACGGTCTTGCCATAAATGGCGCTCGTGGCACGGAGGGGGTCGCCGTCGAAGTCGGCGTAAAGCAGCGCCCGCCAATATAGAACCCGCTCCTCAAGAGCGGCCTGTGTGGTGGCGTCAACACTCATTAGAACGACTCACGTAGCTTGAACGAGAAACCGTAGACCATCCCAGGCTCGGTCGGCTCGTCAACCTGTTCCGCGCAATACATTTTTGCGTATGGGTTGCGGAACTCGATCAACGCATTGTTCGCCGGAGGAACGCGGATTGCTGGCGCGAAACTGATCTCCGCTTCCCCAGCAGCGTTAGACACAACGTCAGCCGTCAGGCGCAGCAATTGGTCATCAATCGTGATGTGCTGCCCGCGCCGCAGGACTGTAGTGGACGGAATCCATCCCCAAGTGTCAAGTGTCTTGCCGGTCTGATCTGCGCCCTTTACTGCTGGCTCGCTTCCTGTCGAATATGCGCCGCCAAGGAAGTCGAGATACAGTTCTGGCAGCAGGCCGGTCCACCCGTTGTCCTGCTCACTCGGCATCTTCTTGACGTGGAAGTCGTTCTCATCGCCGTTCATTTCAGCGATGAACGCCAGCCACTCCCGCGCATCTTCCTCTCCAACAATCGGCGGAAGCGTTACATCGCACTCCCACCAGCCGCGACCGCTTGGCAGGGTCTGACGGCCACCCGTCCACCCAGAAATGTTGGTCTGCGCTGGCTGGATCAGCCGCCACACCATGCTCTGCGGCTTGGGAAAAGATGGAAACGTGATAGTAGCCATTATTGCATCACTCCGCCCAGCTTGGGCCGACGAAGGCCAGCGACCGTCCGCGCTTCGGCAGCAGCGATGATAGCCGGGGCAGCCTCCAAGATGCCTTGCTCAACCTGTCGGCGCACAGCAGCCGGATCAGCCGAGCCGCGAGCATCGACGTTGATGGTCATGCCGCCTCCAGCCATATTCTGCGCGCGGTGGGCAGGAATGATGCTTGCGCCGCGAGGAACGTTGATGAGTTCTGGGCCGCGCTCGCCAACCCAAGTCATACCACCGCGCCAGCTAGGGGTTCCGTTGGCGTTGCCGGGGAACATTCCCGCAAGCGACTTAGCTCCAGCCGACACGCCAGCCATTGCTGACCCATGCCCAAACGCGCCGCCCAAGAACTTCGTGACCATGCCGACAATCTGCTGCACGACATACAGTCGCCAGAGTTCGTCAATTACGGCATTGATGATCCCGCGCATACCGTCCTTCCACGACATTGCGCCGGTCAGCATACCCTTGAAGGCGTCCGAAACAGTATTGCCGATGGACTCGAAGGACTTCTCCATTTCAGCCCTTTGGCTATCAATCATGCCAAGGGTCTGCTTAGTCATGTCCTGCAACTTGGCCTGCATGATCTCAAGATTGTCATTGCGACGGGCATCGCTGTTGTTTTCAATCTTGGTCAGTTCGCCATCAAGCCACTTTGCGCTCTTGAGGCGCTCTTGCGCAATCCACTTATCTTTTTTGAGTTCGTAGGCCACCAACTTACGAATGTTTTCGTAAGGGTCGCTTTTCTTTCCGGCGGCGCGTGATCCGCGCCCAGCCCCAGCTTTATCGGGGTCTAGGAAGCCAGCCTTTTTGGCCGCATCCCTGTAGCCACTTTTTGCATTTTCAGCAGCCCTGTCCTCGACGTTCTGCCAAAACTTGCCCATCCACCCCATCGCGCGGGTAAAAGATTCCTCATATCCAGCACCAAAGGCTTCCCCGACCTTCTCACCGGCCTTTCTGTTTGCCTCGGCGTATGGATTCGCCAGCCGGTCAAGGCTGACGGTCCCGATTACATTAAAGCCAGCCATTTGCGCCATGCGCAGAATGGGATTGGTCTGCGCAAGAAAATCATTCAGCGCAGCGATTGACCTGTTAATCATGCCCTCGACGGCACCGATAACAGCGTTCGCCGTCGCGTAGACTGCATTGCCGAGAGCGTCTGGCAGATTTTCCCACAAAATCACAATAGCCTTGTAGGCTGCCGCGAACGCAGCATAAATGCTTGCCACTTCCCTCACGGTGGCACGCATAGTGCTGCTGATCGAGTCTCTGGTATCTTTCTGAAACTGCTCAAAAGAGAAGCCAAGTTTCTCGGCAACAACTTCAGAAAGATTTACAATTTCACGACCGGCGACTTGGAAGAACGCCACCACAAGGTCAGACAAGGTAATCGTCAAGTCGCCCAGCTTTTGCATTTCCTCGCTGGTCAGATTCAGCGACGAAACGAACTCATCAAGATCGCCCTTATAGCGCTCGTTGAGTTCACCGAGGTATCCGCTGGTTTTTTGGGTGCTTTCCCCCACCTTATCGGTGGCCTTACTCATCTCCATCAGGCCAGCAGTGAGCGGCCCGATAAGCATAGTGGCAATCAACACCGCAGCGCCCCAAGGACCGGCCAGGAAAGCACCAACGCGGCCAGTGACGCCGCCCATCATGGACATGGCATAGCCAGCTTGGCCCAACTGCTGCGCGAATGCCTGCATCGGACTTGCCCCAGTCGAAACCGAGGTAAAGAAGTCGTTGACCTGCATCCCAAGCTGCTGGGTGCCTTGCCGATGCTGCCTCAATGCCTTGGATTGCGCATCAAGCATATTGTTGTAGCGGGTGCCGTTCTTGACCACCGCATCAGTGGACGCAGCCAGTCCAGTGTTGGCGGTCTTGAGCCGCTGGGTTTCTTTCTCAAGGGCGCTGACGCGGTTAATCAGGCCGGAGAGTTGCTCCATGCCCTGAATGTGAGCGGCGATGACAAAATCAAGTTTGTTTTCCGCCGCCACGTTTGTCGCGCTCCTTCTCAACCTTGAAGTAGGCTACCCACTCGTTGATCTCGTCAATCGAGACTTCCTCGATCTCGGAGATGGTCTTGCCCAGACGATCCGCCAAGGTGATGAGATTCATCCTTAGCGGATCAGTCCTTAGTTTTTTTCGTGGTCCTCAACGCTGGTGCTGCTCATCATTTCCGCAGCCACACGCGAGATGACCTCGACTTCCTCACGCATCAGAACCGGCTTGTCCTCCAGCGTGAACATCTTTTCGCCAGCACCGTTCTCGGCCTTCAGCACGATCATGTCCACCATCGCCTCGAACGAGGCAGACTGGAGGAACGTGGGGTGCTTACGCTGAATGCGGTTCAGTTCACCGGCCAAGAGCGGGCCAAAAAAGACCCGCTCTGGCTTGCCATCTTCGCCCCATTCAGCAACGTCGATATGACGCTTCTTGCTGGTCCGCGCCTTGATCCGATCTGCGATACTCATACCTATGTCCTTTCAGTCTGCTTACGGAGTAACGGTGGTCCGAGTCAGCGCGCCCGTCCCCTGAAGCTGGATGGTGGACTCGACCATGCCGTCAAACGAAGCGGTCACAGTCTTGCCGGTGACGATGGCAGTGCCCGTGATGTAAGCATCGCCGCTGGTGGCCCCTTCCGGGTAGAAATTCGCAGTCACTTCGCTGCCGACAGTCAGGGCGGACTGACCGTTGGTGTCGGTTTCGTCCCAGAACACATCAATCGAACCAGACCACGACTTGAGCGTGGTCTTGTGGGTGCGATACGAGTCGCCCATCGTGGTGTCCTCAGTCGTATCGGCAGTTTCCTCGACCGAATACGAACGAATCTCGGCAACAGCGTTAGCGCCCACCTTGACGGTGCCTTCGCTGCCAGTGTGGGTAGCCATTACTCTGCCTCCTCGACTTTCTTGCCCTTCTTGGGCGCGGGTTCAACGCACTCTGCATCCGTGCTGCCTTCCGGCAGCCACCCGATGCTCGCATAATACTCCAGATCACAGTGGCAAGCCAGAATTTTCTCGCCGCCCTTGTATACGGGAACCATCTTCATCGCGCAGTCTCCACATCGCCAATCGCGGTGATATACTCAACCGCGTAGATCAGCCTGGCCGAAGCAATCGCCTGCTCGCCCTCAATGTTTACGTCCGTCTCTGTCGCCGTCAGGATGCAGGACTTTGCCAGCCCATTGAGCGTAAAGTCAGCGGCAATCGCCTCCTCAAGCGACACACAGTAGCCATCAACGGTATCATGGATCGAGGTGCTTGAGCCTTTCGCCATGACCTCGACCGACACGTTAATGACCCGGCGCAGCGTCCGCGCACCAACTGTGATGAGGCTGCTGCTCTCATCATTGGTGTAGACAAGAATCGCGGGCAGCTTCGCATCGTCGAGCGCATATTTGCGCATCTTGTAGACGCTGGTGCTAAACCCGGAGACACCCGCCGCCAAAGTGGCAATCCGGTCCCTGATCTGCTGGCGAACGTGGCTCATTACGCCTTCTCCAGCAACAGGGTAGTAACTCCGGTTCCGTCAGTGATGACGACCCGCACAAGGTAACTAACAGAGCGAATGACGATGCTGTCGCCCTCAGCCGCGTTCGGCACATCATCTGTGCGGCACACAAACTGCGGAGCCGGGATCGTTACATCGGCCATGTTAGTGATGCTACGGCTTGCCTGCGGGGCGTCAAAGATGCCCTGGATAGTGGTAGCGCCACCGGCAAGCGGGGTATAGGTTGCCGCCTCGGCAAAATCGTCGAGTTCAAAAAAGTCCAGACGGTCTGCCGCAGATTCGATCACTCTTCACCGCCCCATGCGGTAGCGTCATCCACGTGTTCAGCCCGGTGGGCGGTAGCAGCCTTCGGCGGACGGCCACGGCGGGGAGCGGCAGCCGGAGCCGCAAACGCGGGCTGCACAGCAACCGGATCACGATGCTGGATCACAGGCGCGGCCTTTTCCTCGACTTCTGCGAACTTGCCCTGCGAAACCATCACTTTGGCTTCAAGGCCAGCGAGTTCCACAATGTCGCCGGGCTGGGCCACGCCCTTGCTGGTCACAACGCCCTTCAGGCAAACATACTTCATGGGATTGTCCTTGCTGTCGGCCTTCATGGAGGCAGTGCTTAGAACCATGTTAGTCACTCCAGAGAGGTAGGGTGGCCGGGACTTCCAACCGACCACCCATTCCCCTGTTACACGCCGTCGTTGTTGTAGGCGAACGACACGGCGTGACGAACCGCAACATCGACGCTCTGGAGAGCGACAATGCGGACGGTGCCACTGGTCGATGCGGTGTAGGGATCGACCGTCAGGTCAAGCCCGCCCCACATACCGATCAGGCAGTCCGACCAGTTGCCGAAGTAGACGTTACCGGCAGTGGCCTGCTGGGTGCGGATCACACGGTAGCCGTTGGCTTCCCCGTTCTCCAGCACGAACATACCCGAACCGCTGTCCTTGCTCTTGGTCTTGAGGCCACCATAAGTAGCAGCGTCAGTGATGTAAGCAAGGTTGCCGAACAGGGCGTTGTCCTCGGCCACGGCGGTTTCCAGCGCCACCATTTCCGCGAAGGTCGGGACCGCCGCAGCGAACGACGACGGCTTGTTCACGCCGCTGGTGTTCAGGACGCCGGTCGGCTGACCCGACGAGCCGGAACCTTCCAGCGCGCCCTTGTCGATGGCGAGAGCCAGGGCCTGCGTCAGATCGTCGCGGACCAGGGCTTCGACAGCCGGGGTGGACTGAAGGATAAGCTGGCGGGTCATGTCGGTGAACGCGCCAACGGTCTTGGGCGACAGCGACACCGTGCTGAAGGTCGGCTCCGACTCGCTTGACGCGCCACCTTCGGTGCTGATCCATCCGCCAGCCGAAGCAGTTGCCTTCTTCGGGATGGCGACATTGCCGACCAGACCCGGCAGCATACGCGCACCGGCCTGCATAACCGACGACTGGTTGCGCAGAACGTCGATGAACTCGCCAGCCAGCAGGTTGGTGGCAACGATCTCGTTGTCGTCCGAGGTGTTCAGGTCGCGCTGCTTCCAGACGCCCAGAACGTCGTTCGGGACCATGATGCCCTGAGCCGAGCGGCCATAGCGGTTGGCGGCGGCTTCCGAGCATTCAAACTCGAAGGCAGCGGCTTCACGCAGGCGACGGTCGCCGGGGTTCGACAGAGCGGCAATCGCGCGGACCAGCGAGAAGCTGCGGGCTTCCTTCTTGGTCAGGCCAATGTCGTTGTTGTCGAGCGGCTTGTCGTTGCCGATCAGGTCGAGCAGTTCGCCACGGAACTGTTCGATGGTCTTGCCAGCCTTGATGGCAGCATCAGCGAGGTCACGCTTGTTGTGACGCGCGCCAAGTTCGATGATGGCGGAGACGTTCTGGGCGGCAGCCTTGGCAGCTTCGGCCCGAACCTCATCCAGATTCACTTCGTCAGCCATTTTGGCCTCCTTTTTGATGGATGGTTCAACTTTGGGTTTGGGATCGAGAGCAGCCGCGCTACGGCCCACGCCAACGGACGGGTCGGCGGGAATCGAGACGACGGACACCTCAAGGGGCGACCACGACCGGACAAGGTATTCGTCCTTGTTGGTCGATGACCGCTCCATTTTGTTGACGATGTAGCCGACCGAGACGTTCGAGCGGATGCCATCAACAACGTCCTGAAAAACTTCCTGAGCCATCGCAGAGCGCCCGAACCGGACCTTGGCCCGAAGCACTTTGTCGCCAGAAAGTTCCACGGATTCAATAACGCCGATCTGCTGACGCATATCATGGTCAAGCAGCAGCGGTGCGCGCCCAGACGCGAGGAACGCCATGTCGATGGCGCTCTGGTCATGGACAAGAACTTCACGGCCAAACGACCGCTCTACCGGGAGTTCCGACGATACCGCGATATTCACGGTGCGGCTGTCGGCGTCAATTGCGCGGGCGTCGAGATCGAAGGCCCGGTGCGCCAGTTCCGCAACGTTGGTGCGGTCGGCAGCCTCAGCCGGGAGGTCGTCAACGACCTCTGCGGCCTCATTGGCGGGTTCAACGACCTGATCTTCTTCGGTAGCCATGCCTTCAACAATAGCATCCGGTTCAGGTTCGCTCAAGTTTTCCTGAACGACTTCACTATCCGCCATCTACGCCTCCATTCGGTGCCTGTGCGGGCTGCCCCTTGGTCTGCGTGTTCGCCCCGAACGGCTGAAACGCCAGTTCAAGGCCGTACTGCTCGGCCATCTGCTGATCGCGCTGCCACTGCGCAAAGGTTTCCTCGGCATCGCGGCCATACTGGTTCGCAACGTCCGACAGTGACATGATGCCGTTGTGCATCCCCTCGACGACGGCCTGAATCTCGCGCTGCGGATCGACCCATTGCCACGAACGGCCTCGGAACGTGGTGGCAGCAAAGAACTTCTCGAAGCGCGATGCCGGAATCGGAATGTAGCCGAACTCCATAACGTGCTGAAGCCACACACCGTAAGCCCGCAGGACGAAATGATCGAGCATGAACTGCTGGATCATCTCGTAAGCAGCCCGCTCCTCAAGCGCGCCCTGGCGAATTGACGAATAGGACGTTTCCGACAAATCGCCGGTCAGACTGGCATATGACACACCAAAGCCAGAGGCAATCCCGCGCAGGATGCCCTTCTGGAAGTCCGCAAAGGCGGTTGACGGGTGGCTGGGGTCAAACGGCTTGAAGTCCACGCCAGCGGGAAGCTGGTGGAAGGTGCCAGGCTCGGCATCAATGTGCGGAATGCCGCCAATCTCGGTGTCAGCGGGCATATCCTCGCCGGATTCGGACGTAAAGAAGCCCATCTTGGCGGCAGCCGTCCGCGCAGCCACCAGTTCGGCCTCGCGGTGCGCGTTCAGCATCTTGAGTTGCGTAATAGCCGAGGCCATCCACGGCTCACCGCGCGTCTGCCCAGCCCGGTCTGGCCGGTAAACATGGATCATGTTCTTGGCTTCAATGCGAACAGCAGCGCGCGACGAGGTGCTGGCAAAATCGTAGTCGCCGGGGTGCCGCTCCTTGACCCAATAGGCCACCGGGCGCTGCATCGAGTCTACCTCGACGCCCATCCTGATCTCGTTGCCGTTCTTCAGCCGCTCGTTCTTCTGCTCGTCGATCTGGTCGGCCTCGACCGGGTGAAAAGCGATGCCATGCGCGAATGCGCGGTTGCGCACCACCTGAATGAACGCCTCGCCATCGCGGGCCACGGCGCGGATCACGTATTTCTGGAGGTCAACCCATGAGCGCAGGCCGTCAGCGGTGCAGTTTCCGCGCTGTCCGAACACATACCACGCATTCTCCACAATGGTATTACCGACGGCATCAAGCGTGGACTGGTCGCGGTTGTTACGTGCTTTGACCTGGCACCGGAAACCATTCTGCCCGACCGCGTTCGTCTCCAGCAGGTCCAGATACCGCTTCACGAACACATCATTGCGGGCCAGTTCGCGGCTGCGGTTGCGCATCAGCACAAGGCTGGAGCGAAGTTCGCTGTCTGCGCTGCGATTCGACGAGGTGAAGTCCGCATACAGCCGACCAGCCGCAGCCGCAGCGTAGTTGCGCCGACGCGGCGCACCCTTTGGAGCCACAGGAAGGCCAAGAATCTCGCGCCAAAGGCTCATGTGAAGCGGACCTTTACAGTGGTTTTAGTGGGGCGACCTCGCGCAATTGCGTTCTCGCGCTGCTGCTTCAGCACCTCTTTCCGGTAGTAATCCCGCCATTGCAGGAGGTCGGAAATGCTCATTTTGCTGATCGAGCGGCCCTGAATCGAGTAGGAGGCCACATCTTTGTCCGCACGGCCTTCCAAAAGGGCTTCGATCTTGTCCAGCATGATCTGGGCATGGGTGCGCGGGTCCGCTCCGTTGGCATCAAGGTCGGCAATCGCCTCGAACTCGCCTGTCTCAACGACAATGCGGTTTCCAGAGGCCGTTTCAGTGATCTCAAGCTGCCAGTGATAGAAGCCAGCGGTGAAATTGGCCGATGTGGCGCTTGGAACGGTGAACAGGTAATACCCCGTTCGCTCGATGGCGGGAAGCGTGATCTCAGTCGATCCGCCAGCAGTGATCCGAGCGACATACTGCGCCGAATGCGTGGCAGGCGGGTAGGTTTCCGCAAGCGCGGTTTTTTTCCACTGGATAAAGTCGCCAACAACGACCTTAAGCGGTTCGCCTTCGGGGGCATTGCTCTCATCGAAAAGATTCGCCATTACCCCTCAACGCCAGCTATTAGCAAAACCACCTTTCGGCCTCGCCTGATTGGGCCGCACAAGCGGGTGCGGCTTTTCCGTGACTTTAGGGGCCTCGGAAGCCACCCGCTTCTCGATATTAGCATAAAATCGCTTCACAAGGCTATCAATATTTACGTTCAGGATATGGAACGCCGCAATGGCGTAAACGCGAACGTCAAGGGCCTCGTTGCGGGTCCGAGTCTTGATCCAGGTCCGCACCGGGTAGCCCTTGTGATACTTGATGACCTGCTTTTCCGCCGTCAACTGCCGGAAATACTCCTCGTCCCGCGCGGTCGGGAAGTGGCAGTAACCCGGCCCCGGCTCCTCGATCCGCAGGCGCGCGTAGTGCAATTCCTTCGCGGTATCCACGCCGACAGGATAGAGCGGCACCTTGCCGATGTTGTTCTTCGACGGCCTGCCGACGATAGGCTTGCCCTCACCGCCGACACCCTTGACGGCCCAGACCCGGTGGCCCGCCCTTGTCTTGGCGTAGTTGTAGACCGCGCGGGTATGGTGGCCCCCGGAGTCAACACAGGTCGAGCGGATCAGCATAGGCTCCCCGCTCGGATGCTCGTATGTTGCCAGCAGCACTTCGTCCAGCCGCGCCCATAGCTGCGGGGAGGACGGGTCGCCGTAAATGACCTGATACTCGATCTGCCACGTTTCTTCGCCGCTGGCCCATCCCAGCACCTCGACCTCCAAGCGGTCGTCCTGAACGTCAACCCCAGCCGTCAGCAGCACAACGTCCTCTGGGATGCCGTCATAGTCCTCGCGGCGCTGGGCAATGGCGTAGTCGTCCACACCCTGCCCCTGATCTTCCCATGTCTCAGCAAGGATCGTATTCACGAAGGTCTTGAGCCGCATCGGGTCTTTCCGGCAGGCCAAGAACTCCTCGACGGTATCGACCAGATCAACCCACGGCGAGTAGAGCGCATTGAACCAGAAACCAGCGGCCCCATTAAATGGCTTGGTGGCAACCCACTTGCCTTGGCTGACGGACGCATGGCGTTCGCTTTCGGTCCACGCGGCCCCGCATTCCGCGCAGTGATAGCGCGCGGTCTTGGGGTTGTCGTCCTGCCAATGCACGTTTGACCACACCAGCAGTTGCTCATGCCCGCAGTGCTGGCACGGCACGTAGAACTTACGCTGGTCCGTCTCCTCGTATGCGTCCTCGATCCGGCTCGCCCCCCGGTTGGTCGGGGTCGAGACTTGGATTATCTTGCGGTTCCAGAACGTAGCCGCTCGGCGCTTTGCCAGAGAGATAGGATCGCCTTCCTCACCAGCCGAAGGGGGATATCGGTCAACTTCGTCGCACAGGACCACACGGATCGGACGAGAAGCAAGGGAAGATGGAGAGTTAGCCCCAACAAGAGACAGAGCGCCACCAGGGAATACCTTGTGCAGAGTCGTATTGTTCGCATCTTTCGCCCTACTGTCGTTGACCAGCCCGCGCAGCGCCGGGGTCGGTTTGATGAGGCCCGCAGTCACACGATCCTTGGAGAAGGACTGCGCCATGTCCACAGTCGGCTGCATGACCAGTATCGGGCATGGATCGTGGTGCATATGGTAGCCGATGGTGTTCAGGATCGCCTCGGACTTGCCGCTCTGCGTCCCGCACATGACCACCACTTCACGCACTGCCGGGTCCGAGCAGGCGTCCATGATCCCGCGCTGATACTCTGCCCGCGAGGTATACCACCGCCCCGGCTCGGCGGACGACTGGCTATCCAGCCGCCGCTCCTTGTCGGCCCACTCCGCCACAGACAAGCGCGGTGGCGGTGTCAGGCGGCGCATTGCCCCCGACAACTGCGCCATTGCGCTTGTGCGGATGGAGGGGTCGAGGAGGATCATTCTCCCTCCCGAACTTCCTCTATCGTGTGCCCAAGGCGCTCAATGATTCTGCGGAAGACATCTTCCGCGTCATAACTTTCGCCATCATAGCAGTAAGCGGACGGCTCAAGGTCGATACAGGGAACACCGTCAAATTCCACAGCCGCGCCCGTTGCGTAAGTCCAGCCGCAGGTGTCGCATTCATGTTCATCGGAAAGCCATTCAATCTTGATCTTTGTCATGGTATCTACTCCTTCAACTTACTAATCTTCTTCGGCCTGCCTGGGCCGCGCTTTGGCTTCTCTGCGCTCTGCTCGCCACTGGGCGTCATTGACACCCCCGTCGCAACAGGGTCCACGCTGGGGTTGTAGTTCGCCAGTTCCTCAAGGGCCTCGCGCACCGACTCCTCCAGCCGCTCCTTGATGGTGCTTATGTCGCTGGTGCCAGCAATGACCGGAGCCATCTTGGTCGGGATCGCCAGCAGCTTGGCGCGGCAGGCATGAAGAACGCTCTCCCACGCCTTCACCACATCAGCCGTCAGGCACAGGGTGGCCTTGATCCGCTCCAGTTCAAGTTCCGCAATCTCAGCCTCGGCAGCAATCTTGCGCGTCCGCGCCTCGTCATACGAGGAGCCGATGATGACGCCGCCGGTTGTGGGTTTGCGTTGCTTCTCTGGCATAATGGTTATCGTAATACCCAAAAAATCGCGGAGCGGCAAATCTCAGAAACCGCGCCCGCCACTTTGTCCGGCTGTTTACATGGCGAACTTGCTACCCGCTCTCCACCGGCGCGGGACTATTGGCACGGTCGGCATGATCCTGCCCGCCTCGCGCGAGGGTGTCAAGTGGCAAATTTTCGTTCAGGAAAATGGGTCTCAATATTAATGACAGTGGGGAAAGATCGGGGTCCTAATCACCCGCACGGGCGTTTTGCCCGGAAGGACCCGTTTGGCACGGTTCTTGCATGGCGGACGCGCACAAAACTGTTGCACGAAAGCAACATGGCCTAAAATGCCCGGAAACGCCCCTTAGAACGCGACAAGCGCAATCCGGCACCTAACCCCTATCCTCGCGCGCAATCGCCTATGTGCGCCCCATGGGCGCAAGGCATAGGGCATGCAGGCATAGGGCAAGCCATAGGCCAGCCGCGCGCGTGCAATGGGCAAAAGAAAAGCCCGGCACAATGGCCGGGCATGGAAAGCTTGAACGGTAAAAGCTTGCTTAGGTCAATTCATGGGCAATGAGCCGCGCTAGCGTTTCACGGATAGGAGTCGCCCCGGACTCGAGTCTCTTATAATGGCGCGGCGATAGGCCTATCCTATCGGCCATGGACTCTTGCGTTAATCCTTTGGCCAAGCGCATAGCGCGCAAGCTTTCCTTATCCATTGCTAGACTCCCTAGTCTCAATTGCCATTGCCTCTATCACGATTGCCATGGCTTGCGCCTTGCTAGTGCATGCCGGATTCCGCGCCATAAGGCGCAAGGCGCGCGTCTCTATTTCATCGCATAGCGCGTAGGCCATAGCGCGCGCTTGCTTATCTGATATTACCATTTCCCTATTCTCCCCCGCAATCGTCAATTGACAGGCTGTCCAGATAGCAATCGGCCTCTGCCATGATATCGTCCGGATAATAATAGGCGGCCCCGTCATACGTGCCAGCCCGCTTTGCCGCGCGCATAATATCGGAAATAGCTAAGTCACCAAAGCCATAGCTAGTGAGCATTGCCGCCGCGCGGCCCCACGATATAGCGGCCCCGTTCATGCCCCGACTCCTTCCGCAACGGCGCTTGCCTTGCGCTTGCTAGTCCCGTGGGCAGGAAAGCCTATGATTGCCTTGCGCCCTATTTCCGCACACAAGCCGCAAGAGGCACAATTCACCGAGTCCGATATAGTGGCGGGGCAGATTGCGACATGCCTTCCAGCGGGCGTTTTCGTTGCCCTAGTTTGATCCGCTGGCAAAACGACAACAATTGGCGCAATTTCCATTGCCGCTAATTCATCCGCTTCCGCCAGGTTGTCAGCCGATAGGTTAACGGCAAAGCCTGCCAAATTAGCTTTCGCCACTAGATAGGCATTTTCGGATCCTGGCAATGCAGGCTTGTGCGTATAGGTAAAGCCGCGCTTTCCACGATTAGCGGCAATCAATTGATCGAAAGCAAGCCTGTCGATTGCATCCCCTATGCCGGGCAAGTCACCGGCCTGGTTATGCCGCCATAGCGTGCCTTTCGGAAGCTTTCGAATTTCACGCAATGCGGCTTCCCATGAAAGCCCGGCCTTCCGTTCTGTCACCTTGCGCCAAAATAGGGCAAGCGGCCCCGCTTCCGCATAGCACCCGTTTTTCTTTAACGGGCAAGCTTCCGGGCAGGTTTCTTCACTTGTCGTCGTCACCGGGATAGAGCCTGTTTTTGCGTTACGTGAAACGCGCGTGAAAGCAATATGGTGCATTGTCTCTAATCCTATTGCTAAAGCTTAATCGATTGCCTGTTATGCCTGCCAATCGCGAGTCCATCCGAATTCTTTGAATCGCTTTCCTTGGAATTCGTTGCGATAATCGGTGTTGCGTTGAATCCAATGATATCGCCATTTCGCTTGAGTCTTGCGGAGTCCGTTCCAGACGGATTCCGTTCCATCGGTAAAGCGGACATATGCGCGATAGGTGGAAAGATAGGGCATTGCGTTGACTCCTTACAGACTAGCAGCAAGGCAAGCTTGATTGCCATTGCAAGCGGTATTGATATCGGATTCTATATTATGCCAGGCGGCAATGATTCCGATTGCGAGAAAAATTGCCGCGCGCATTATTCGACTCCTGTTACAAAAGCGGAAAACGATTGGCCATGGATTGCCGCGCCGATTGCGCCATATGCATAGCTATTTTCGATTGCCCCTAGTGCTGCAATCAATGCCAGCGGGAAAAGGGCGATATCGGCAATGCGCCAATAGATATAGCGAAAGCGATTCATGATTCAGACTCCTATTAATTAAAGCGATGAAAGCGCCTTGCGCGCGATATATACGGAAAGCGGAAAATTGACCGATTCCTTTATATTAAACCCGCCGTTTTGTCCGGCGATAAGCAAGCAATAGGGACAATTTGTCACCTAGTCAACAAAAAAAATGCAACGGTGACGTAGCGACCTGTTTTCCAGGCAATCCCTAGGGCAGAGTCCGCCCCATAAAAGCATAACCGCGATAGGCTTTCCGTTTACGTAAACGTCAACCCGGCTCGTTCATGTTCCGGGCCACTTTCCTGAACGGAAGGAACGGAACGGGAACGGAACGGGAACGGACCGGGAACGCGGAACGGAACGGGAACGCTCCAGAGGACCCCCCCCTCGGTTTTGCAAGCAAAAATTTGGACCCCCCTCCGGGTTTGGCAGGCAAAAATTTAGGGAGGCCCGCTTCGCAGCAGACCCCCCTCCCGGTTTGGCAGCCAAAATTTTTGACCCCCTATGCGCTTTCCGAAGCAAAATTTTACCCGGTGCAACCCTGCCGCTTTATACCCTCCCTAAACGGCTCCACCACCCCCAACACCTTGGCGCACTCGTTCGCCCAGAACCACGGCTGGTAGACCCGCTGCCCGTCACAGCCGATAGTGTCCAGCCCGTTGCGCTCCATGTTCCCCAGCAGCAGCATCAGGTCATTCAGCAGCGACACCGCCGCCGCATGGCGCGGACCTTCGATAGTAAGGAGATTGTCGTTCATTTCACATCCTACTCATATATCGCCGGAAGATTCTCGAAAAATTTACCGGCAGGCTATACTCCACCTGCTTCCGACCAACTCCGAAGAAGTCGTAGCGCTTCTGATAACCAACAGACCGAGCGAACACAAGCATGATCCGCATTTGGCCGCCAGTGCGCTCGCCAATGGCAATAGCCGGGTCGCCCTTCTTTCCGCCACGGCGAACCATAGCGAAATAAGAAACGCCCCTGCGCCCCTTAGTCTTGCTTTTCGGCATTTGCTGCTTTGCCATTTCCGACAAAACGCCAAGCTGATCGAGCATCTGGGTGTATCGAGCGCCTGGAATGTCCCCAGAGCCATTGCGGGGATACTCGTTGCCCATCACGGTAAACGGGCTTGCGGCATAGCCAATTCCCGTTAGCCGCCGCTCCGACCGCTTCTGCTTACGCTTGCCCCCAAACACATGAGGCGCAACAATGTCCTCTGGCGACTTCCCGATGGGGAAGTATTCGAACCCCGTCCCGGCCTGAAGCACACCCATGCCATAGCGCGCCCGATTGGACTGTTTGCCCGGAGTTCCGCCAGGATACATCTTCTTCAGCCCCCGCAGCACATACGGCGTCGGGTTGTTGAACGACTGCTTCATCTCCATCGTCTGCCGCGAATGCACCGCATCCACGGTATCCGACAGCGCCCCGGTCAGCGCCTTACGCACAAGATCAGGCGTCTCCGCCAGCCGCTGCGCCGCTGAGGCAAACTCTGAGGTGTCGATCTTCAGGGCGAGCGAAGCTGCCACCTAAATTTCCTCCCATTCCCCGCAAAAATTATGCGGCGCAGTCACCGGATTGAAGAACTTCGCCCTGCCCTGATCGTCGAGGTTCGTGAACACAGGCGGGAAACGACGACAGTAGCCATGCGTTGCTGCATGGCTAGGCCGGTAAAAATAGCAGTTCTCACAGCGTTCCCCATCAAGATCAATATCAATCGACACTCAAACTCTCCTCAAGCGCAAGCAGTGCCTCATCAATAGCAGTTGCCAGCGCAAAAAGCAACGTCTGCCCCTTGGCCTTCGACCCAAGCATCCCCTCGATCATCCGCAGATCATTGGCGATGGACCGGCTGAGGATCGGCAGATCGTATGTCACGTCCCGCTCCACACCCATGTTGTCCCGCGCCACGATCTCATCATAGGTCAGCGCAGCAATAGCCCGCATCACAGCTTGGTCGTTAGCCATTTGCAAGCACCCAGATCAACCCGCCAAGCGCAATCCACGAACAGACCGCCAGACACACGATCAACAGGCACGACTGGCCTATGGGCATTTTG